CGCTACAAAATTAAACACGGCATGAATCCTGACGCGGCTTACAGTCAGGAAACCGTTTCCGCAAAGGAAGAAAAGAAGAAATTCGCATCGGATTACCGTAGCAAGATCGTGGCTTTTATGGCCGAGTTCTACCAGAAGAAAGGCGTTGTTCCGCGAGTGGTTGAGATTGCAAACAAGTTCGGTCTGGATTACGACAAATCCAAAGGCTACATAAGTTCTCTGCGGAAAGCGTGGATGGAACAGAACAGAATTCAAGAGTAAGGAACGTGCTGGACAAAAAGTGCCTGGTTTTACCTCGCATTTCAGAACGTTGGAGAACAAATTCAAAGAAAGGAAAACGCAAGTTTGGGTTCTTAGAACGGATAAATGTTCTGTAAAACGTTCCGAGAACCCTAGGAGATGAGATGGAAAAATTAATGATTATCGTGGACATTGACGGAGTACTGGCGGATTTGGAGGGAAGGCTGGTGCGACACCTTGTTTCCCGCTACGGTCGAGCGGCGGATGTAAATCGGGATATGTACGCCATTGAAGATCGGTATGCGGACTTTCCAGAAATCCTAGACGCCGCGCTTTCCTTCGTGGTTGATCCGAACTCGTACTGCTCTCTCAAGCCGATTGAGGCGGGGTTGAATTTTGTAGAACAGGCGATTGCAAGGGGATACCCAGTCCAATTCCTGTCCAGTCGTCCGAAGTCTGCTTTTGGGCATACCGTCAGTTGGCTCAGGCGCAACCTGCTCGACTACATTAAGCTGACCAACCCAAAGTACCGGGTGGCGCCGCACCACTGGCTACTGTGCCAGGTGGGGCAACTGGTTGAGTGGGGCATCATTGCCCGTCTCATCAACGAGTTGCCCCCTCGGCACGGGAAAAGCCAAATCTTCTCGGTGCACTTCCCGGCCTGGCACCTGGGGCGGCACCCCGATCACCAGGTAATCTCGGCCAGCTACGCCCAGGAGTTGAGTGACGACTTCAGCTACAAGGTGCGCGCCCAGTTCCGGGATGATACCTGGCCCTTCCCCAACGTCAAGCTGGCGTCCGATGCCTATCGGGTGACCGAGTGGCATGTCAGCGGGGGCGGCCAGTGCCGGTCGGCGGGGCGCGGGGCGGGCATCACCGGCAAGGGCGCGCACCTGCTCAACCTGGACGACCTCATCAAGGACGACGCCGAGGCGGCCAGCCAGACCATCCGGGACGCGGCCTGGCGCTTCGTCACAACGACGGCAATGACCCGGCTGATGCCCGGTGCGACCGTGGTGGCGACCGGCACGCGCTGGCACGACAATGATCCGTTGGGGCGCTTCCAAGCCCAGGCAAGGCAGGGCGGTGAACAGTGGTTTGTCGTCACGTTGCCAGCGCTGCATGACGGGGCGGATGTGTGGGCGCGCGTCCAGGTGCCCGACGACCTGGCCCGGCACGCCGGCATCCAGGGGCCAACGACCGCCGAGGCACTGGTGGGCCGGCTGATGGCGATCGGGCACGCACAAACGGAGCCGGCGAGGCTGAGCGCATGAGGACGCTGGCGGTTGGGCGTCTTCCCGCTGCGGGGACGGTGCGACTCCTGGCCGGCGAGTGGCGGATGCGATACGGGGATCGCACCGGTGGGCGGCAGCGGCCATGACCGTTGTTGTTGAGGTGTTAATCCATTCCGACGGCCCGGCCCTGTGGCCCTCTTGGTACCCGGTCGAGTTCCTGGAGACCGCCAAACAGCGCGACCCGATCGCTTTTGCGGCTCTCTACCAGCAATCACCCGTTCCGCCTGGCGGTGCGATCTTCAGGGAAGAGTGGTGGCAACGTTACGCCGACCTGCCCCCGCTGGTGCGCACCATCATCGCCGTCGACGCCGCCTTCAAGACCGGCGTCCGTAACGACTTTAGTGCCTTTGCCCTGTGGGGCAGGTCGGCCGACGGAAATGTCTACCTGGTCGACGTGTGGCGGGGGCGCTGGGAGTTCCCTGACCTCGACGCCAACCTTGACCAGACGACCGCACGGTGGGAACACTTACGCCCGATCCCGGTAGTCGAAGACGCCGCCTCGGGCCAGTCGCTTATCCAGTCGCGCCGGCGGGCCAACAAGCCGGTG